AACAAGGCATGGCTGACTTACATGCCGGCAAAGACACGCCGCAGGCCAAGGCTTTTCAGGCCGAGGTGGACAAGGCCGGCAACGCCTACATCCGTGAAGAGTTTGCGAAGTTGCGGCAGCAGAATCCCGGCGCTGGCCCGCAAGAGCAGGGCGGCATGTTGCAGAGTGTCATGCAGGGTTATCAAAACATGCCCGAGCCGATGAAGTGGATGATGGGGATTGGCTTGGGTGGCGGTCTTCTGGGCATACTCGGCAGTATGTTCGGTGGTGGCGGGGGAATGGGAATGCTTGGCTTGCTGGGCCTTGGCGCCGCAGGTCTGGCTGGCGCTGGTGGCGGTATGTTTGGTCAGGGCGCGCAGAACTTCATGGCTGACGCTGTAAGTGGCATCGGCAAGTCGATGGGCATGGTGCCTGAAAAACTGACAGACCAGCAGAAGCAAATTTTGCTAGCAAAAGACCCGGTTGCGCAAATTAAAGGCGGCGGCGGGTGGGCGACGGTGCCGTCGCGCGAAGGTGCGGCCAAGCAAGTTGCAGCGGGCAGAGAGCAACTTGGTCAAATTCAAATGTTGAATAGCATGGGCGGTATGACGCCGCGGATGCTGGAGAATATGGGTTTGTCCCCCGAAGAAGCGCAACTGGCCGCAAAGAACGTTGGCACATTGAGTTCGCAATACGCCGACCAAGATAGCGCGCTTAACCAGCACCTGCGAACGGGTGAAGAGTATTCAAAACCGACATGGACTAATTGGGCTAAAGAAATGGGTTCCGGGTTGTTAGGTATGCGACAAAAAACGTCGGTCGAGCACGGCTACAATCTTGCACACCAGTGGGCGAAAGAAGCCCGCTGCTGGAAGGGCTATGAACCCGCGCCGGGCAAAGCGCCGTACAGCGAAAACTCGTGCCGCCCGATTGGCAGCAAGAAGAAAAAAAAGAAGACCGAGAAGACGGCTGAAGAAGTCGCCGACGAATGGCTGAAAAAGTATCGCGCCCGCGGCCAAAAAGGTCGCTGGGTTAACACCCGCCGAGGTAACAAAGCCGAACTTAAAGTATCGCACAACTAGCACCCGTTCGGCCCCAACCGAAAAGCACTCAAGTGCCGTTTACAGGTGCGGAAAGACCCGCTAAAGTAGTGGCTCCCCGACAGGAGTCATCACTTGAAGCGGGTCTTGTTTTTTATCGAGAACAACTGGGTCTTCGGCAAGATATTCAACGAACTGGCAAAGAACCTGTATCCGGAGGTGGATTGTGACATATTCGACTGGGGGAAAGTCCAAGAACGCGAAAACACAGACCGGATGCAGCAGAAGTACGATCTATTCTTCTCCACACCCGTGGGATGTTTCTTCCTTCACGACACATACGGCATCCCACTTGAAAAATGCTACGGCCATGTCCACCTCGACTTCGACATCGTGGACGCACTCCGTCGATTTCCAGCGGGCTATTTCGAACGACTGCGGGGATACGCCGTCGTCTCCGAGCCGCTGAGGGCTGTATCGTTTTCGCACGGGATCAAACGCGTCCCGACGTTTTTACGCGTCGGCGTCAATTGCGCAAATTACCAGCGCGAGCGGCCCACTCAAATATCTAAACTGGGCTACTTCGGCCGCTGGCACCGCAAGGACGGCGAGTTCGATATCAAGCGCGGATATCTGGCGAAGAGCGTCGCCGAGAACACCGGCTTAACGCTCTGGAACCGCGAAAACGTGCCTTTTTTCGTGGCTGATCGGCTGTATCACGAAGTCGATCTTGTCATGTTTTGCTCGCTAGTCGAAGGCAACCCGTACGTGGCCATTGAAGCCGCCGCGGCTGGGATACCAACACTGGGCACGCCCGTCGGTATCTTTCCTGAAATAGCCAACTCAGGCGCCGGCATTATGTTACCGATGGAAGAAGATGCTTTCATTGCTAGCGCTAGCAATACAATTCGGACTTTACAAAACGAGCCGGAGTTGTACGCTCATATGTGTCAGGCCGCCTTGGAGGTCGGCAAGACATTCGATTGGTCAGTCATCAAGCGCGCGTGGATTCAAGAACTCCAACGCGCTGGCTGACGCAATCGTGCACGGACGCACGAACGCGAAAGGATTCGCATGCCCACCAAGTTCAAATTGTTGGAGATTGTGCCGGCCAAGCGTCAAATAGCCAATGCCCGCGCCCGTGAAAAAGAAATGACAAAGTTGTTCGCGGCGCGCTACGGCCGGGCGCACTTAAACAACTCGATCACCGAAGGCGAAGGCATGCTCGCGGGACTGGTGGGCGAAGAGTTGTTCCGCGACTATTACGGGTTTCTGCGCTCTCAAGGCGAATCGATCTTTCACTACGACCTGCTGGACCCGGAAATACTGGGGCGCATCGAAGTAAAAACTAAACGCTGCACCTCCGCGCCGCAGCAGCACTACAACTGTTCGATTGCCGCCAGCAACGCCGAGCAGCAGTGCGATTACTACGCGTTCGTGCGTGTTCTCAAAGATTTCTCGAAGGCGTGGCTGCTGGGTTTAATGCCCAAAGAAGCGTTTTTTGCGCAGGCGTTGTTTTACAAGCGCGGCGACATCGACCCGGCTGGTTTTGGTGGCTGGCGGTTCAAGTGGGATTGTTTCAATCTCCGCATCGACGATCTGCTGTCAGCCCCCCTAGTCACCGCAGACTTTGACCATTATGATTACCGCCCGGCGCTGCATCCGGACTTTACGCCGGATGTGATAACCCGAGATGACGAAAAGGAGTTTCAGTCATGAGTCACGCAGGCGATCCCGGCCCGGTCGGTGAACCCGGTTTAACGTTGCCGGCATTTCTGGAGTTGATAAACAACGATCTCCAGAACGAGTGGACCCATCTCAAGTTTTACTTGTACCACTCGGCGGCGATTACCGGCATGCACGCCACAGAATACCGCGAATTTTTTACGGACGCAGCGAAAGGCGAGATGCTGCATGTGCAGGCGTTTCTGGACCGGCTATACGGGCTGAACTACCCCAACCCGACGCAGTCATCGGCGTCGTTTTCGACGTTTAGTAACGCCGAAGACGCGATCACGCACGCGATCGAACTGGAGATGCACGTTGTCGAGAACTACACGAAGCGGCTGCAACAACTCGATCAGTTGTCTGCCGCGTTCCCGGTGACGGCGCGCTACCTCACCGTGTTCTATGAAGACCAACTCAAAGACAGTTACGAAGACGCCGAGCGCATGCGCCGCATCATGGCGAACGACCTGCGGCAAATGCTGCGGAACACGCGTCACGATCCGTTCAAATTTTTAGGAAAGTGATCGAGAATATACCGTCGGTATATTTTGCGCTACGAAAGTAAAGTCATGACGGAGATACTGTGGTGTGTCGCGGCCGTGTTGATGCTGCACCTGCTCACGAGTGACAGCGGCAATACGACAGACACGGGGCCAAGATGATGCCCGGTAGCACAATGGTAGTGCACGGCACTGTTAATGCTGGGGTTGTAAGTTCGAGTCTTACCCGGGCAGTTTACGATGATTGTTGAAATCGGCACCTGCGACTTCGAGACGTCCGCCGGCCTAGCCGACGGTTTGTTTATCGAACCGCTGAAGTATTATTTCGACCGGCTGCCTCCGTGCCGGAAGGAAAACGTGGCCGTGTCGAACTACACGGGCACGGTCGATATCTATTACGTCGACCCCGACGAGATTGCGCCGCGCAAACTCGACACGTGGCTGCGCGGCTGTAATTCTGTGGGCAAACCGCACAAGCATCATGCCGGTTTGCCCGCTGAGATTCTGCGCGCGGATACCGTACCGGTCGTCAGGATTAAAGCGCTGCTCGACAAGCACGGCATCGGCGAGATCGACTATTTAAAGATTGACACCGAAGGCCACGACGCGATTATTTTGAACGACTTTTTAGACACTTGCGCACAACGGCCGCGTGAGATATTTTTTGAGAATAACGGCCTCGTCCCGCTGCCGGACGCGCAAGCCTTAATGCAACGATTACAACACTGTGGTTACTCAATCCGCCGCGACGACGGGGCTTGCTATGCAACGCGAATTGGCTGAATTAGCCCAAGTTCTCACCGAAATCGACAGGAGCACTACGATGGACCGCTTTGACCTTGAACAAGCGATTATTGCCTGCGGCAACGTCGTCGACGATCTCGATATCGTGCTGGACGCCTTGACCGACGAATCTACGGATCGTGAGCGCGTGGCAAACGCCCTGATCGGCCTGCGCGAACTGCACGACCTGCGCTGCAAGAAGGCTTTTGATATCTTTTCCGGCATGATCCAAGCCGGCGCGATTGTCTAGGTGGCATGATGCCGCAAACGTCCCGCGAACTGGAAACAGAAGAACGTGCCCGGCTGGCTATGCTCGACGAGCAGGAGCAGCAGCGCGTTAGCGCGGAATGGTCGCGGCTATGGATACACATCGGTGTGCTGTGGTTTGGTGGTTTTACCGCGTGGCACATCTGGCCCTATTTTCTTAATCCTGCAATGTGGCCGAAGACTCAGTACGCGCTGTGGCTAGTCGCGCATGTAGTCGGTTACGTTGGCGCTGTTCTTGGCGGTTTGCTGGCAATGGCGTTACTCGCCACTGGCGGCAAAATCTTTGAACATGACCGGGATAATTAAATAGGGAGGACAACTGTGGCGTACGCGCGTTTGATGGAACACATCTGGCAGACGATTGAGTCCGTGCAGTACGCCGACGTGAACGGCGACACAGGTAACCGCGCCGGTTTACCGTGGTACGAAAGTTCGCATGACTGCTTTATGCAGGATTTGTTCGGCTGGCTCGACGTGCTGACCGAAGAGGTGGGTTTGACGCCCGTGTACGTCGACACCGACAACGCCACGCCATGGCACGTGCAATTTTCTTTTATGCTTCCGCCGGACGATATGACGTGGGAAGAGATTGAAGAAGAGCCGAGCATGTTGACCGAAGCCAACGGGTGCCAGCGGCTTTACGTCGACGTCTACCCATACTTCTGTGCGTACGAAGTCGTCGTGCGGCGCAACAAAGTCGAAGTTGGCGAAGAGGCGGAAGGTGATGAGATATGGGAGATTTCCGACCGATTCGCTGACGCTTTGAACACACACTTTGACGCAGAGGAGCAGTTGTAGTCATGGAAGAATTTAACTGGTCCACAGCGGCGACGGTATTTGTCGTCTATGTCTTTTTTGACATTCTCTATGCGTTGTACGTGCTGTGTGTCAGCCGGCAGCAAGCGTGGCGTGCCAGCGCCATCAGCGCCGCGCTGTACAGTCTGGGCGCGTACGGCGTGATGAGTTACCTGCACAACCCATGGTACTTGATCCCGTTGGCCTGCGGCGCGTTTATCGGGACGTATATCGCTGTTAAGTACATGGGCAACTGGCACGCATGACGCACGACGCTATCTACCTCCGCGAAGCCTGCAAAGTTGGGCAGATGGAGAGCCAAGACCCGCACACGCAAAATGGCGCGCTTCTTCGGGCCGCGTCTGGTGAAATCGTTGTGGCCGCGAACCGCCTGCCACCCGAAGTGGTTGTCAGCGAAGCCCGACTGGCACGCCCGGCGAAGTACCAGTTCGTTGAGCACGCAGAACGGGGCGCAATCTTTGCTGCCGCCAAGGCAGGAATCAGGACGCACAACGCCACGCTGTACTGCCCGTGGTTTGCCTGCGCCGACTGTGCTCGCGCGATTATTCTGGCGGGCATTACTCGCGTTGTTGGCCACACGGTCCCGCGGTCGCAAGCCAATGGACGCTGGGCTGAGTCTATTGCTGCGGCAGACCAGATGCTGCGCGAATCCGGCGTGCAGATCGAATTACTAGACGAGCGCCTTGGCGTGTCTTATACCTTCAACGGCGGCACCATCGAATTTTAGGCCACGCTCATGACACTTCCCAATGAACGCACGCGCGCAGTCGTCAGCGTGCACGACTTTCTGGTGCGGTTAATCAGCCCGTACAACGAAAACGGCATCAAGCGCATTCCCAAGGCTGTCCGGCGTGAGGCGCTGTGGTTGTTAAAACACTATCCGCGGCCTTATGATATCTATGCCGCGGCCCAGTGCGCGCCAGACGTATTTGATGCGCAAGAAATTCTGCGGTACGACGAACAACAGCAAGAGCGACTTAAAACGCACGAAACTTAAGGTATACTTTAGTTTTGCGCGGAGGAGTTATGACTACGTATGCATTCTTTATTGGTGGCATTATCGCTGGCGTTTTTGCTGGTTATCTATGTGCGCGCCTTGACTATATTTACGTTCGGCTCCGAGAGTGGCACGAAGGAGCAAGTCAACTCCCCCAAGCCACTGGATTTTTCGCGCAAAGAATGGAACGAACCGCCAAGCGCCCCGCCAGCGAAACCCAAGCGCAAGCCGTCGCCGAAAAAATCGACATCGACACGCGCACGGTCGTCACAGAAATCAGCACGAAAGACATCCAAAAAGGCTCCGAAGTAGAACTCGGCACGACGACCGCGAAACAAGACAAAATTAACGAGTCGGTTTCTCGGCTGGCACAACTCAAGGGGAAGTGATGAGTTTCTGGGACAAATGGTCGAAAAAGAAAGTCAAAAAAGCCTGTCGCAAACTCAAAGAGCAGGCAAAGTACATTCAGAAACTTGAAAAGAAACTGAAGCAGAAATGAGCGTCCCGTTACTGTTCTTTGTCGCGATTATTTACGCGTATGTCGCAGTCGAGCAGGGATACAAAGGCAACACGCCCGGGTTTTTTATCTGGGCTAGTTATTGCTGCGCCAACGTCGCGCTCATGTGGAACACGAAATAGGAGAAGAATATGGCGAAAGGTTTAGACGTCGGTACATCGTTTATCGTCTTGGCTTCCGACGGTGAAGCCCCGATGAGTTACACGAGCGACGACAAGTTTGGCTACGTGAAGTACACAGACTTCCGTGACGCTTTTTTTGTTATCAAGCCCACGACTCCGGTCGCGACGAAGATGATCGAAAAGGGGTTGCAAGGCAAAGTTTTTGTCAAGGACGCCGACGGCGCGTTCATCATTCTCGGCCAAGACGCCATCGAGAAGGCGATCGAGCGCAATGACTCTGCCAAGCGCCCGATGTACCGCGGCGTAGTTAGCCCCAAGGAAAAAGAAGCCAAGCGCGTGCTGGCGTACATTCTTCAGCAGGTGTGCGGCACCGCCAGCGAGCCTGACGAGAAACTGGTGTTCTGCATCCCCGCGCAGCCCGTCGATCAAGAAGACGACGAGTTTGACGTTGGCTATCACGAAGACGTGGTGAAGACCGTGCTTCATGGCCAAGGCTACAGCGCCCGCGCCATCAACGAGGCTGAAGCGCTGTGCTACTCGGAGTTGGAGAACGACGACTACACCGGTGTCGCGCTCTCGTGGGGCGCTGGTATGGTGAACTGCTGCGTCATGCTCAACGGCGAGCCGACTGTCACGTTCTCCACCACCAAGTCCGGCGACTGGATCGATCGCATGGCGGGCATCGCCACCGGCGAGCCTGACAGCGTTGTGCAGGCCGAGAAAGAGAACGGCGAGTTTGTGATTGGCGAGCAGAACGACAATCCTGTGCTCGCGGCGGTGAGTGCGTACTACGAACGGCTCATCGACTATACGACGAAGCAACTCGCGAACGCACTGCGCGGGCACAAACTGCTGCCCAAGTTCAAGAATCCGCTGCTCATCGCCCTCGCCGGCGGCACGACGCAGGCGCAAGGGTTCGTCAAGATGTTCGAGCAAAAAATTGTCGAGAACGGTTTCCCGTTGCCGATCAAGGAAGTTCGCCACGCGAGTGACCCGCTTCACGCGGTTGCGCGCGGCTGTCTGATCGCTGCGAAAGTGCTCTGACAAAATTTTCTAACCGCGTGGACGCGCCCATCTGCCAGTGGTACGATGGGCGTTTCCATTTATACATCTTGCGTTGACTGTTAAGACAGGGATGTCGCAATGCGTAAGCAGGCTTTTAGTGGCATTATTATTTCGCATCTGGGGAACACCGACGGCCGCCAGCCTGAACTTGAAAATACGCTCGCGTATGTTCAAAAAGCCCTGAAAGAAGGCTGGCACGTCTGCATTGATGTGATATTCCACAAAGGTAGTTTTTTACTACCGTTTGACGGCGGGTATAACGTGGCTCCGCCGGCAATGCTGTCTAAACAGCGCATTTGGTGCCGCGCCCACAACGCCGAAACGATCGACGCGCTCTGCAACATTAATGCGCATTGTTTTCTGAATAGCGATAGTTTTATGTCGCTGACCAGCGCGCAATTTATCTGGACGTTGCCGCCGCACGAACTTATCGACCGGTCCATTGCGATGCTGCCTGAAACCGCGCCGCCGGACTGGCTCGCCAGCGCCGAACCAGCCGGCCTATGCAGCGACGAACCGCGACGCTATATCTAATAGCCGCAGTTTTTTGTTCTTTGGCAAATTATGGCGGAAATCGCAGCGGCATTTCCGTCGCCGCACTGCGATTTTGTAAAATTGGTGTGTACCGTAAGTTGGCCGTGGTGGTCGGTCGGTTAGGGTTGCGGCCAATGCAGGGATGCAGCGAGCGCAACATGGTTTCGTGGTCAGGTTTAGTCGTGAACACGATCGGAGGCGCGGCAAATACCACACAGGGCGAAATTTCTTGCCCTCGAAAGTTGCCGTGAAGCCCTGATTTCGGTCAGGGTCGGACCCGCGGAAAGGGGATCGCGGGGGCTTGCGGTACACACCATATTTCACACGTAAGTCGGCCTACGCACATTAGTTAAAAACATGTTCGACGAGACTATTGTGTCTTTATCCGTATTTGCCGCGGCTTTTGGCGTATCAGCGTTTGCCGGCTTGGCGACGCTTTTGCGTTTTAGCCGCAAACTTTCTAAACTAGCCATTGTCAGCGCTATGCTTAATTCGGGCTTTCTGGGCCTCGCCATTTCGCTGATTTGGTATCAAAACTACCGAGAAGCCGCCAACGTTCACGGATTAATAGGAATTTGCGTGCTGGCAGGCATGGGCGGGTCAACGATCACAGACGTTTTGATCTCGCTTCTGGCCGGCGCTGGTATTAAAGTCATCATCAATCACGAAAGGGACCGTGATGAACTCCACTGCCCTCACGACAATGCCAACAACGATGATCGACCAACACATTCGTAATCAGATGAGCCTCATGGCGTGGGTGATGACTTTTCTATGCGGCTGGGTGATGTTTTTGTCAGCCCATGTTCACGGCGCAGAACACACCCGGCAGAGTATTGAAAAAACTGCCGCCACAGCCGTCATGACCCGTCAGTAATCGTTACGGGTTTGCCATGGACGGCTTTTCTATTCTTGACGGTTCATGGCGCGAGCCGCTGAACTCCCAACGCGAATACAGCATCGGCAACGCTGTCGGCTGGCTTGCGCGTAATGAAAAACAAGCCGCCACCAGCCACGCCCTCGCCGGCCGGCTGTATGTCGCCAAAAGCGGCTGGCTTCTTCTCTCCGTCCCGAACGCGCTTGTCCGGGGCATCTACGACGCGATGACTGCCCCCGGGGCCGAACTTCCGCTGGCAGGCACCATGAACGTGCCCAACGTAGCCAGCGACGTCTTGAACGCGCATATCTCCGTCATGACTGCCGATGAAGTCAAAAAGATCGGCCCGGAGAATATCAACGAACGCGGGCACATGGTTGGCTACTCCCTCGGCCACCTGAAAGAGATCACCCCCCGGAATGTCGACGGCGTCAGCAAGTTATGGGCGCTGCAAGTCTCGTCGCCCATGTTGTCGGCTATTCGCAAGAGTTACGGGTTGCAGCCGTTCGTAAATGGCCACCCGTTCCACATTACTGTTGCCGTGCGCCGGAAAAGCGTGTTGCAGGCCAATAGTGTGCGCAAAGCCGCCGCCGCTAAAAGCCCGCAGCCCCGTGTGCGCGTCGTCGTGCCGTACAAAGACCAGTATTTGATGGAAACGCTCAATAACTCGAAGTGGCCGGAAAACATCGGCAAACGGCGATTTATCGGTGGCGGTATCGAAACGGGCGAAACACCAGAACAGGCTGCTGCGCGTGAGTTATTCGAAGAACTCGGCGTGAAAATCAAACCAACCGCTTTCCGCGCTTTAGGTAACGATCCGCGCGAAGGATGGCAGCACGAGCATTATCTGGAACTGCCCAAGCACAAACTCAAACCCGGAAACTTTAACGCTAGTGTTGGTTCTGACGCTGTGGTCACGCTTTCGCATGGACTGCCCGAAGGCGCCGACTATATGGGGCCAGACATTAAAGCATTATTGGCGCCGGCGTTAAAGAAAGCCGCAAAATTTGCCCGTACGGGAACAAAACTTTCCCGCTCGGGACAAAAAGACCTGTTACCGGGTGGAAAAGCCGACAATGTTCCCGATCGGGAAATTTCTCAGAAAGCATTAGCCGCAGGAGCGCAGCATGAGCACGAACACACAAACAATGGTCAAGTCGCCAAAGAAATTGCCAAAGATCATCTGCAAGAAGACGCGTCCTACTACAAAAAAGTAGAAGCGATTGAAAAAGCAGCCAACAATCCTGCACTTCCGCCAGTTCCCAAACCGCCAAAGCCGCCAGAACTAGCCGAAGACCTGACTGCGCCGCCCGAAATGCCTCCGCCGGTAACAAACGACGTGGCTTTCGGTGTTGTTCCTCCGCCCGCACTTCCGCCGTCAGGGCAGCAGTTACCGAACCCCCAGCAGCCAGACGAGCAAGAAGAGCAAAAGAAGCAGGCGGAATCCCAAGCGCGCATTCTCGACGAACTCCGCGCGGCTAAAGACCATTCAGATAACAAAAGGTACGCGCACAAAACTGAAATCTTGCGGCGGCTCATGGCTAAAGCGCCTAAAGACTGGCACGTAGACGACCCGAAGCCGTACCACAAGGGAATTACGCACAAGCCGACGAAGTTCCGGTTCCACGTCGAGCCAACCGCGATCCCTGAGTCTGTCAAAGCCGCATATCGTCAGCCCCGGAGCGCATATGCCACCGCGCTATACAACTCTTACGGGTTAAACCGGCCGCTGACATACAACTACGACAAAACAGTGGCCGAAAACATCCAAGAGCAGTTAATGCAGGTGAAACAGCGCGGCGACTTCATGCGCAACGCCAAAATCAACCAGCAGCGCTACATGGCGACACTTGATCCCAACTACCGGTATCAACTGGCCATGAAAGCCATGAACAATGAAATGGAAGAAGAGCCGATGGTCGACCAAGTCATTGGACGCTACGGCGATAGTTTCATGAACACAGTGTTTGGGAGGCCGAAATGAGTTGGATTGACGGCTGGTTAAAACCCAAAAAGACCGACCCGCAGCCTGTAATCCCGCCAATTCCCGATGATAGTCCGAATCGTACGCCGTGGATGCGTGTGTGGTTAACGCTGCGTCAGGTAAACTTAAAGGAACTCTGGCCGGTATTCGTGAGCGTCCCGGCAATTGTTTTTTTTGCTATCAGCGGCTTTATCGCGTGGCTGTATCTTTTGCTGCGCGGCACTGTGCGGTTTATTAAAGGCATATTCGGCTTCCGGTCGAAATAGCGAGGATACGGGATAATGATCGACATCTCTGTATGGCAAGCCGTTCCTGCGCGCGTAGCAGAACTTTTACCGCGCGCGATGGAGATTGCTCACGCCTACACCAAGATCGCGGCTATGACCGGTGATTTAGCCGGCAGCACGGCTACATGGCTAGTCGACGAAGACGTTCTGGTCTGCTATCGCCCGAACGTCACGCGCACCGTCAAATTAGGCCACCTCGATAACGGGCAGTGCTTTCGGTTGCGCGACATCAACGAGAAGCCCGATCTTGAAAAAGAAATCATCATCAAGAAAGCCGCGATTCCGGGCCTTAGCCATGTGTGGGACTTTTCGAACAAAGCCCTGCTCGGCCCAACACCGCTCTCGAACGCGATTGTGTCCGGCCTGATGCTCGGCGGCCTCGGCTACGGTGCGGGCACGCTGGCTGAAAACCTGTTTCCAGAGCGGTACGTCTCTCGCGGCAAGTTGCGCAAGAATCTCGGCCTGCTCGGCCTTGGTGCCGGCGCTGGTTTAGGCGCTATGAACGCTTACGCCAACGGCCGGCGCACTGGCAAGGGTTTCTGGTCGGGGCTTATCACCCGCAACGACGCCGACGTCTCGAAATACACGCCCGCCGCGCGTCTTGCTGCGAAAGGCCAGCCGCTTAACGGCATGTTCACCGCGCCAGCGAACAGACCCAACGCGCCGATGTTTGATGTCGATAACCTGTCAAAAGGCGACCGCAAAGCATTTACCAACGGCGTGATGACAGACGATCAAACGCTCCTTGGCGGTATTCAAGTCGCAAATTTTAATCGGCCGCAAGAGTTGTTACCGGCGCAGCGCGAGCACGTTGACCGGGTTCGTCAGCACTGGGTCGGTATGGGCGAAGCCGATCCCGCCGTAGGTATCCCGGGCTATGACCCTCTTCCGGCGGCGGTTAAGAAAAGCAGCGCCGAACAAGTAAAACAAAGTTTCCAGCAGTTTCCGTCGCAGTTACGGCAGCCCAGCCTGTTTGCGCCTGTCGTAAACGTGCCGCAGTTTAATCAGGCTGCGTGGGGCGACGTACAGCGCGGCATGTATACCAATAACTTTCAGAACTACACGCCGCCCCAGTTTGCTGCTGCCACGACAGGTTTAATGACCGGCATCAGCACTGCGCATAACTCCCCGATTATTCGCCCTGTAGACGTAATCCGCGGTATCGCATCTGCCGGTGTCGGTTTAGCCACGGCAAACATGGCTGGCCGGGCTTTATCTGCGCTAGCCGGTTTAACACCTGCCGGACAGGAAAAGTTACAAGACATGGGGTTGTGGGGCGGAATGATGCATGCTATCGTACCTTCAATGTTTGGTAATCGTTAAAGGAGGCTTTATGTCGACACCGAAAAAGAGTGTAAACACGGTGCGCGAAGAGTTGCGCACGTTTGGCGAAGCGGTCGAGGGCACGGCGTTGGAAGGTCTTGATAAGTGGCTGACGCCCGAGTTCTGGACCATGGCTATTACAGCCGCGAGTAACCTGATTGCCGTGCTGGCGCTGGTTGGCTGGCTGGACCACTCGCAAGTTGAAAACGTAACGAAGGCCGTCACTGCCCTGCTCGGCGCGTCGCAGGTTATTCTCGTGAACGGCTTGCTGGTCTGGAAGTTTTTGACCGGCCGGCAAGAAGTGCGCAAGCAGATTGTTGCGGCCAAGTTGCGTATGGCTGAAGACGTGACGTTTGCCCGCATTCAGGCCTTACAGGCGAGGTGACCCATGACCGAAGGCGCTCTGGCTGATCGGATCAAGTCGTCGCCAAACTTGTCAGCGTTGCACGATGATATCGCCAAGGAATTGGCGTTTCATTCTGAGCAAAATGTGCAGTTTGACCCGATTACGATCATCATGATCATTTCGATCATCGTGCAAGTAATCATTCACTGCCGCAACAAGCGAGATGACGAGCAGATTGCGCAGGACATCCGCGATATCCGCACGCTGCCCCCGCGGCAACTTATGCGGCTTCGTCGTCGGCTGAATAAGTTATGGCGTGAGCGGTGCGGCGGCGATCAGGCCAGCCCAACCGCGGTGAATCCATTAGTAACGGCATTGTACGAGGTGAGCGAACGGGCAGACGCGGAGACAATTCAAGAATTGCTCCGACTCGCCCGCGAGCAAGAAAACGGGTGATGTATGGCACGGAAGCCAAAGAAGCCTACGGCGGATAACAATGTAATTCCGCCGCAGGAAGCGCTTAAGTATCTTTTCAACCTCGGTTATTTCGAGGGGAAATCGTGGTCTAAAGTCAAAACGATCCGCGGCAAGGAACTAGAGAAGGCAATCTGCGCCTATCAAAAGTTCAACGGCATCGACGAGTGCGGCTGCATTGACGACGTCACCGCGCACCGGTTGAACCGCCGCCGCTGTGGCCTGCCGGACTTCGGCATCACCGACCCGAACGGCGAGCCGTGCAAGTGGCCGATGCCGAAGATCACGTACTATCACGACGTCAAGATGCCCGGCATCACGGAAGAGCAGGTGCGTGACGCGTATGACGTCGCGTTCAGTCAGTGGGCTGAAGTATGCAACATCGAGCCGACACGCGTGGACGGCTACGAGCGCGCCAATATTTACGCCAAGTCTGGCAGCGGCAAGAAATACAACCTCGACAACCGCGGCGGGACATTAGCGTGGAGCGAGTTGCCGTGTGGCGTGGCGCACAACGTGCAACTAGAGCAAATGTACGACGAAGCGGAGCCGTGGTCGTTTAACATGGCTGTCGCCGTCATTTGCCACGAACTTGGCCACGCGCTCGGCTTGCCGCATTTAAACAACGGCAACCTGATGGCGCCCTACTATGACCCCAACGTCACGTCGCCACAAAAGGGCGATATTGAAGAAATCGTAAAGTTATACGGTAAGCGCACGAAGAAGTACCCGATTACAAAAGATGCCGCCCTAAAAGTTGGCGGCACCATTGTCATTAACGGGCGGCCTTATGTGCTGGTACCCAAAACTTGATAAAATCACTGGATATCTTTAAGGAGAAAACCATGACTCAGTTTCAAATGCTTGCGCTTGGTGTATTCGTCGGTGTTGTCGCCGTGGCTTACCGCAAGGAACTGTTGGCGTTATTGAAGAGTTTGCTGAAGCGTGGCGGCGTTGAAACCCCCGCCGCGGCGCCTAAGTCGATTGCCGTAACAATCGTTGACGACCTGATCTCGGTCACCGAACTGCGCGATAAGTTGGCGTCCGAAGGTTGCCAGCAGGGCGTCGAAGCGTGCACCAGTCTTCTGCGTGTCATTGTTGAGCACACCCCGCCGGCCAAGAACGTCTGATAAACCAGATTTGGAGTATTTCCCATGAAGAAATTAGTTTGGGTTGCTGGCCTCGTGCTGTTGGTGGCGCTGTTTTTTCCGAACGGCATCAGCCTGCCGACTCCGAAGCCGGTTCCCGCACCCGTCGATGTCGAGACAGACGCCACCATCGTTAAAATCTTGGCCGAAGCCACGCCGGAAGACAAAGCGCACATTGCTGGTGTATACGACGCGATGGCGACCGTGCTGCGCCGCGATAACGGCGTCCGAATCAAGACGACAGAGCGTTGGTCTGACTATCAGGCCAACACGCTGCAACTCGCTATGGAAACTCCCGGCAAGTACGAAGGCCTCGACGTCGCGATTGAAGACGTGTTCAAGAAGACGGTCGGCACCGATGACGTGCTGCCGAATAATCCTGAAACACAGCAGCGTCTCGTCAAAGCCTGCGAAGTTGTTGCAGCCTCGGCGCGTAAGTAATACCGCTATCACGGAGTCGCGTCATGCCCGCATCGTGCACGATTACTGCTGTCATCGTCGGCGCGTGGCTCCTGTTTCTTTTTTTTGTTATCATAAGAGACGTGTTGACGCGGCGCCCAAAAACGCCGCGTTTGTCTGTTTATGAGCAAAGGAGAGAATCTATGACTGACGTTTTAACTTACGCTGTTTCCGCTGCTCCCGTCGTCGATGGCGACGTTGTATCACGCGAACTCAGCGTGGTTATCAACGGGGTGGAGCAACCTGTTGCTTCGTTCCCGGGTTACGCAGTTGATCTCGGCGTCCTAGAGGCGCCGCAGAATGCTGAGGTTGTTTTACGGCTCGTCGACGTAGACGACGCCGGCAACCGATCTGAACCCGCTGAGATGATGTTTGTGGCCGTCGATACCCTGCCGCCCGCTGCTCCGGGTGCGCTGGGCGTGTCGCTGGTCAGCGAAACCACCGTCTCGGACGAGGCTCCGGAGGGCGGAACTGACGAAGACGTTACTAACGCGTAACGTTTAACACACCGGTTGGTGCCCCGCCGTCCTGACGGGCGGCGGGGCCTAACCCTAACACCTACAAAGCCATGGCCGACACCGAACAATTTTTTGACAACGTATACGACGTAGTTGACGCTTACGAGAAGGGTTTCGTCGGCGCGTACTCCGATCCCGAAGAGCGTGCGAAACTGTGGGAAGAAGTTGCGGCCGCGGGCGGTATCCCGAATGGCGCGATGGCGTGCCAGTCGTACGGCCTTGAAGAGACTGGCAAAAATAAGTTAAGCCTCGCGTTCATGGAAATTCTGGCGCTGTATCCTGACTGTCTCCCGGGCGGAGCGCAGGGCCGCGGCGACTGTGTCAGTTGGAGTACACGAAACGCGTGCCTTGGCACCATGTGCTGCGAAATTACAAGCGGCAAGCCCGACGAAGTTTCCGGGCGGCTTGAAGGCGCGCCGGAAGTGAGCGACACAGCGCGTTTAAACGGCGTCATCGCTACTGAAGCGTTTTACAATTGGCGCCGGCACGGCGGGGACGGATGGAGTTGCGATTCCGCCGCGCGTGTAGCCTTGCGCGAGTCTGGTCTGTGGCTCCGCAAGAAGTACGACGAAATCAACGTCGATTTCACGCAATATTCCGCCCGCAACGCCGGCATCTATGGTTCCAAAACGCCGCCTGAGTCGTGGCTGGAGATCGGCAAAGACCACTTGGTACGCACTGCGACCGACGTCGAAGATTACGAACAACTTCGCGACCTGATTGCCAACGGTTATTGCATTAGTTCATGCGGCTCGGAAGGATTTTCAAGTGATAGGGATGAGCATGGCGTGTCAGCCAGACGTGGGTCTTGGGCGCACGCCCTCGCCTATCTGGCCGTGGACGATCGCGACGTAATTAAGACGCTGTATAAAGAACCGCTGGTGTTGGTCCAAAATTCGTGGGGCGCGTGGAATGACGGACCTCGCCGCATTCTGGGCACGAACATCGATATCCCAATCGGCTCGTTCTGGGCACGTTGGTCCGATATCAAGAACCGCTCCATGATCGCTTTCTCGGGCGTCAACGGCTGGCCGCCCAAGAAACTCAAGTCATATGGTGCATTAGGTAACATTTAGCGACATATCGGTTTTGATATGTTACGCGGAACGACATAAGAAATTTGTGTTCAACCGCTCAAACCTTCAAAATATTAAAGGGTACAAGCATGCCTAACTGGTTAACGGCGCTTATCGCGTTCGTGCTCGGTCTTTTTTCGCCGGGGCTGTATCATGACAACGCCGCGCCTCAAAAAGACTATATCGCTCTGGTCGCTTCAGAGGCTGCTTATTCTGCTCTTATTCCTGAAGCAGCGCCCGTAAAGCCCAAAGTCCCCACAAAGGACTGCACGACCTGCAAGGGCACTGGGCGAGTCAGGACGGGCGATGATCATGGCTGGACCAAGTGCCCCGACTGCGATCCCACGCTCGGGCAGACTATTTCGCGATAATTGCCTGTGGCGCAATAATCCCGAACTAGATTACCGTTGCCGAAACGCGTAATGTCAGATATACAAGACGTTACGGAGGCTGACGTTCGATATAGGCGACATAAGGTGCAAGGATGCCCGATCTGAAAAAAGTCACAGGGAAGTGCTACAGGTTCCGCGGCCTCAAGTTTTACGCGGAAAACGGATTTGTCTGTTTGCACGACGAGGACACGGGCGAGTTCTACGTCCTGACTCGTAAAGAATTCCTGCTGCGTGCACAGGCCCTTTCCGACGAAGCCGCCCGTCTGCGCCACGTCGCCGCCGAAAACCCGTCTAAGGCGTCGTGGTTGTCTGCTGACCGCTCTGACCTGATTCGCGCTATTGAAGAAATGATTGCCTGCACGAACGAGGCTAAGGAGCAAGGCGACCGCTCGGACCCGGAAGTCGATGCGTGGTTCATGAAGCACCGCCCGAACCGCAAGAGCCGGATTTCGTTGGCGTCGGGGGCTAATTTTACGACTTCACTTCCCGGCGCGCTTCCTTTAGGCCGAGATACTGGAAAATACGTCGCTCCAGACTTTACAATGGGGGCTACGCCGAATACCCCCAAAAAGTTAATTCTGCCGGGAGAGTGACATGGATTTTGATAGCATTGACGAAAAGACGGCCTTCAAGATGGGTTTCGCCGCCCGATGCTTTGAAATGGGCCTTGAACCCGAACAGGTGAAGGAAGCGTTTGAAAAAAGCGCACTTCTTCCCACATTTCTCGGCGGCACAGGCACTGGATTGTTAGCGCGTTTTGCCCCGGCCCTCGCCGCCCGCCTTGCGCCAATTGCTGCCCGCACAGGCGCCGCAACAAAGACCGTAGGCACCGCGGGCATTCTTGCTAGTCCTTTCTTGCTTAACGGCGGCCTTTCAGCGGCTAAAGACCTCGGCCTTGCTGGTATTGGCATTGGCGGAGCAGCGGGCCTTCTGGGTGGCGCCGCGCTCGGTTACGGCAAAGCCAAGTTAGACGAAGAACCGATTGACGAAGACGAGATTAAATCAAAAGAATTATCGGATACATACAAGGTCTACTCTGATCGACTCAAGGCCCAGAAAGCCTACAAGAAGTATCGGCAGGCTCGTGAAACCTCGCGCTAACGAAAGGCTCCTGTGAGTACAAGGAAGTATTTTCAAGAGGTAGCCGGGGGTCAGCACGGGAATCATCGGTTGTATTGGCCGGGAACACCTGAAGGTTTTCCTGTCATTGCGCCGCCCGGAACTGCCCCAAACTTAAAAGACGGCGAACTGGAAAACATTGATTTCCGGCTCGACTTCAAGTCTAGGATGTTCGAATTGTGGGATGAGCAGCAAAAGGCCGAATTTGACGACATCAATGATAAAATGGTCAACGGCTGGTATATGGCGCAAAAACGTTCCGATCACTGGGACGAAGAACACAAACATTACAGAGTCTGGCTGGAGTGGTGCCAAGTTTACGGCATGATTCCGCCCAAATAACGGCAGGCGACTATGGGCTACGCAGAAGACGGCAAAGAAATCTTTAACAATGTCCTGTTAGGCACCGGCGTCGGGGCTTCGGCCACCGGGCTGTACTACTTGGCCAAGAAACTGCGGAAGCGCTTTGAAGATCAGTTGGCGCGCAGCAAGCCCGTAACGCCCGACTACAATGACGTCGCGCTTGATACGCCTGAATTACTGCCGGCTCCTGAGCAAAAGAAATTGGCTTTTGACGCGTATACGGTTGCGGCGCCGGCTGTTGGCGGCGCGGCTGGTGCGATCTTGGCGTCTGCGTTGTCGGACGAGAAGACGAAGAAGCGGAATGCGTTGCTGGGCGGGCTTGCAGGTGCTGGCGTGGGCGCGGGTTTAAACACCAAGCCTGTTCACGAGTTTTTGGGCAAGAACACGCCGCGCTCGTATCTCCCGTTTTTGGAGCCGATCTTAGGTAAGCCGCTTTTTAATCGCGGTTCTGGATATACCGGCTGGAACGCGATGATGAACGCTGGCGGCGCTGGTCTCGGCGTGCTGGGCGGAAAGACGCTTTACGATATGGCCGCTGAGCCGTACGCCGAAGCCGAGAAGAAAAAAGAACAATATGACAACGTTGAGTCCGCTCGCCGGCAGTATTTTGATGAGTTGCTGAAGGACGACGACAAAGATAGCAAAAAAGAGAAGAAGTCCTCGGTTACCGACATGCTCGATCAAGCCTATGACGTGTATACCGAAAAGAAAGCCGACTGGTCGGATTATCTCCGCTACGTTGATCCGTCTCGTTTGCCTATCCTTAAGTCCATTTTTCACGACTTGCCCAACATGTACGGCGTGGCAGCCGCTGGCGCGACGCTCGGCGGCGGCCTGATCGGCGGCAAATACATGTATGACAAGACCATGGCCGCGTCCTCAGCGAAGAATCTGGCCAAGGCTCTGGCGGCCAAGGATCGCATGAAAGACACAATGCCAGTCTGGATTGATCCGCAGGAATTAGCGCAGGTCAAAGACGTGGCTGCCACGAAAGAACCGCATGACGACCAAGGGGTGTGACCATGTCCGACCCCTTGCCGCCGCTGAAACCGCAGACAGTTCCGGCTCTTCCGCCTCTTGCTCCTCCGCAGCAACAGACCCGCGCATTCGGCGATATTAACGCCCTGCGCGATAACATCTTTAACGAGGCGCTGCGTTCTGCGTCAGGCATTGAGCCGATCCAGAACGATCTTTACACCCTTAAACTCACGAACGTGGGTTACGCGGGGCCTGAGCGCTATTCGCGTAAAGATCAAAAGAAGGCTGTATTAACTCGCGGCACACTTGCCCGAAAGTTAACGGGCACGTGGACTTTAATAGAAAATGGCTCGGAAAAGCCTGTCGCTTCGCGACAGGCTACGATAGCAAATGTGCCATATCTGACCGACTCAGGTACGTTTGTAAACAAAGGTGTCGAATACACGCTGGCACATCAACTGCGACTCAGGCCGGGCGTGTTCACGCGCGAGAAAGATAACGGCGAACTGGAATCGCACGTTAACACGCTGCCCGGCAAAGGCCGCTCGCACCGTTATTACATGGACCCCAAAACCGGCGAGTTTCAAATCCAGATCGGGCAGGCTAAGATTCCGCTCATGCCGCTGCTGAAGACACTCGGCGTGCAAGAAAAGCAGATACGGGAAGCGTGGGGCAACGAGATCGCCGCCGTAAACATGCAGAAAGGCGACGCCGGCACGCTGGATAAACTTTACAGCCGGCTCGTATTTAAGCCAGACCCGGCAGCGGACCAGTTAGCCAAGATCAAGGCTATCGCCGCGGAGTTTGCCAAGACGGAGTTGGACGAAGAGGTTACGAAGCGCACGTTGGGCACGCCGTACAAGAATCTGACGCCAGACGCCATTCTGGACATCACCAAAAAACTTATCGCGGTCAATCGCAAGGAAGCCGAAAGCGACGACCGCGATAGCATGACGTTCCAGCAAGTCTTTGGCCCGGAAGATTTGATATCGGAACGGTTCGTGAAAGACAAGTCGGCCCTGCGGCAGTTGCTCTGGAAAGCCACCGCGAAGAAGACGCTGGACCACATCCCCAGCGGCATCTTTAACAAGTCGATCACCGCGGCGCTCATTGGCTCGGGATTGGGGTCGAGCCTCGAAGAAATCAACCCGGCTGAAATTTTTGACCACCAGACGCGCGTGACCCGGCTCGGCGAAGGCGGCATCGGCTCGCTGGACGCCGTGCCGGCGGAGTCGCGCAGCGTGCAGCCCAGCCACTTCGGCTTTATCGACTATCTCCGCACGCCGGAGTCTGGCAAGGTGGGCGTAGACATGCGCTTCGCTGCCGGGGCGCGCAAGTTGGGCAACAACCTGCACACGTTTGTGGTGCCCGTCAAGAACGCCAACACCGGCGAGACGGAGTACAAGACGCCGCAAGAACTGGCGGACATGCCGCTCATGTTCCCGGGCGAGGACAAGTCGGACCTGCCGATGGTCGCGGCGCTTGTAAACGGCAAGATTAAGTACGTGCCGCGCAAAGACGCGCAGTACACCGTTCCGAACATGGACAACACGTTTTCGTCGCTGACCAACATGGTGCCGATGAAAAGCATGGTAAAAGGCCAGCGCGTCATCATGGGTAGCCGTATGTTTACGCAGGCGCTCCCGCTCGAAAACGCTGAGTCGCCGTTCGTGCAATCCGCCAAGTTCGACGGTGACGGAAGCGTTTCGCACGAAGACGAGATGGGCGAAAAGTTAGGCGCAATTAAATCCCAAGTCGGCGGGCAAGTTGTCGCAGTCACGCCAGACGAGATGATCATTCGCGACAAGGACGGCCAGAAGCACACGATCGACTTATACAACGACATGCCGTTCAATCGGAAGACGTTCTGGACGCAGACGCCGACGGTAAAGCCCGGCGATGTCGTGAAGCCCGGCCAACTGATCGCTACCAGTAACTTTACTGATAAAGGCGGCGCGGCTGCGCTGGGTTTAAATTTGCGCGTGGGCTATACGCCGTTCCGCGGGCGCAACTACGAAGACGCCGTTGTGATATCTGAATCGGCTGCCAAGAAACTCACCAGCCAGCACATGTATCAGCACGAAGCCGAGTGGGATGACAACACCCACGTCGGCAAGAAGGCTTTCGTCAGTTTGTTTCCCAGCGAGTACGACAAAAAGATGCTGGAGAACTTTGACGATAACGGCGCAATCAAAAAAGGCACGATCGTCAATTTTGGCGACCCGCTGGTGCTCGTCGCCAAGAAGCGCGATCAGGTTTACGGCAAAGTACACCGCGGCCGGGCGGGCGCGTTCGCGAACGAGACGATGACGTGGGAGCATCACTCGCCGGGCGTCGTGACTGACGTGGAGCACACCAAGAAGGGCGTGTCCGTCGTCGTGAAGTCGAAGTCGCAGATGGAGGTCGGCGACAAGATTACCGGCCGCTTCGGCGACAAGGGCGTTGTGTCGGAGATTGTTCCTGACAATCAGATGCCGCAAGACGGGCAAGGCCGGCCGCTCGAAATTCTTGTCAGCCCGCTCGGCTTAATTAATCGCGTAAACCCTGCGCAGATCATCGAAGCCGCGTTGGGCAAAGTTTCTGAAAAGACTGGCCAGCCGTTCAAGATCAAAGACTTCGATAACGATAACGATCTGGTCGAGATGGCCGCCGCGGAGTTGGCCAAGCACGGGCTGACAGACACTGAAGACCTGATTGACCCAGAAACTGGCCGCAAGATTCGTGGCGTGCTGACCGGCAACCGTTTCTTTATGAAACTGCACCACACGGCTGAGTCTAAAGGTCAGGGGCGGTCGATCGGCGGGTATACGGCTGAAGGCACGCCCGCCAAGGGCGGCAGCGAAGGCGCTAAGCGCGTCGGCATGCTGGAACTGGGCGCGCTTTTGTCTCACGGCGCCGGCAAGGTTGTGCGCGACGCCAAGATGGTACGCGGCCAAGCCAACCCCGAATACTGGACGCAGTTCATGGCCGGGTATGACCCGCCGCTGCCGAAGGTGCCGCACGTGTACGAGAAGTTTGTCAATCAACTTCGCGGCGCTGGCGTAAACGCTGTGCGCACCGGCTCGAAGACGCACATCATGGCGTTGACTGACAAGAACGTCGAAGAGTTAGCCGGCGATCGCGAGATTCAGAACGCCGAGACCGTCGACTGGAAGGGCAACCTGAAGCCGGTTAAAGGCGGGCTGTTCGACGAGACGCTGACTGGCGGTCACAACGGCAATCGTTGGTCAAAAATAACATTACACGAGCCGATGCCGAACCCGATCATGGAAGAGCCGATTCGGCGAACGCTAGGCTTGACCGAAAAGAAGTTCCGCGCCGTGCTCGCCGGTCAAGAGAAGTTGGGCAACAAGACCGGACCAACAGCGATTCACGAAGCGTTAAAGTCTGTGAACCTTCCGCGCGCAATCGAGCAAGCGCGCGCAGACATCAAATCTGGTCGCAAGACGTTGCGCGACGCGGCCGTGCGCCGGCTCGCGTTTTTGAAGGGCGCAGAAGCCACTGGCGTCCATCCGAAAGACTGGATGCAAACCAAGGTCGGCGTGCTGCCGCCAGCGTTCCGCCCAGTCTCGACGATGGGCGCGAAGAAGATGCAACTTATCGACGACGCTAACTATCTGTACAAAGAACTGCTTGAGTCGAACAACGTGCTGAAGGAAGCCTCTGGCCTGCTTTCCGACGTCGGCGGCGAGCGGTTGTCGTTATACGACTCGATGAAGGCGGTGTCCGGCCTTGGCGATCCGCAACACCCGAAGAACGTCGAACGGAACGTGCGCGGTTTCTTGTCAAAGATATTTGGTGACAGTCCGAAGTTTGGCACGATGCAGCGCAAACTGCTGTCGAGCACTGTGGACCTTGTCGGCCGGGCCGTAATCTCGCCCAACCCGGACCTCGACATGGACGAGGTAGCCCTGCCAGAAGACAAAGCGTGGGACATTTACAAGCCGTTTGTCGTCCGCGGGCTGATCAGGCGCGGCATGCCGCGAATGAACGCGATGCGGGCAGTCGAAGAGCGCAACAAAGAAGCGTTTGCCGAATTAAACACGCAAATGAACGCGAAGCCCATCGTCATTAACCGCGCGCCCGTTCTACACCGGTACGGCGTTATGGCGTTTTATCCGCGGTTAACAAAAAACAAGGTCATGGAAGTAAACCCGGTTATCACAAAAGGCTTCGGGGCCGATTTCGACGGCGACGCGATGCAGTACCACGTGCCCAGCACCGAAGAAGCCGCCAAGGAAGCCGTCGAAAAGATGCTGCCCAGCAAAAACCTTTTCGCAGCGTCTAACTTCAAAGCCCATTATGTACCAAACAAAGACTACCAGACTGGTGTATACTTAGCCTCAAGCAAGGTTAACAACAAATCTAAGCCGCGCGTTTACCGCACGAAAAAAGACGCCCTCGCCGCCTACCGACGGGGCGATATCGACGTGGACACGCCGGTACACATTGTGGAAGATAAGGCCTGATTGTTTACATGGAGGTAAATATGTCCTACACGGTAAATCCGGAACTGCTGGCGCTTGCGAGCCGCCGGGTATTTGAAAAGTCGGCGGTTGTGCCGCCGCAGGGCGGCCAAATGGGCGCTGATCAGTCCCAGCAGGTCGGCATGCCTCCCATGACTCCTGACGCGCTTGGCGCGCAACAGCCCGTTGATCCGGCGCAGGCTGCCGCCGCCGCGGGTGGTGGCGCTCCTCCGGCTGCCGCTCCTCCGGGCATGATGGACCCGTCGATGCTTGGCGCGCTTCCGCCGGCTACTCCGCAAGCCGCCGGTCCTGCCGGCGCCGGTGCTGGTCAGAAGTTAAAGCCAGAACAAATGATGCAGATGCTTGACTACCGGCTGTACAACATGCAGCAGCAACTCACCGCGATCATGAACGCGATGGGCGTGCAGGTTGCGCCTGAGTCGCTTGTACTTCCTCCCGGCACAACCGGCGCCCCGCCGGCCGAAACCGCGCTCCCCGGTGGTCCGATGGCGCCGCCTCCGGCCCCGGCAGGCGGTCCTCAAGCGCCGGGCGGCCCGCTGCCTCCCGGAGGTCCGCTGCCTCCCGGCGCGCCGCCGGCTGATCCGGCTGCTGCTGGCAAGCAGGCGAACTGGTGGGAGCGCGTCGAGCAGCACGCTGTTTCGCGTGTTGGTCAGCCCGTTGCCGCTGAGATTTTGAACATTGATCTTCAAGCAAAAGTCAGCGCAGCGAAAGCGTTGCACCGGAGTTTGACGGACAATGCTCGTTAAAACGCAGCACAACTTAATTCCTGCCGACCAAAAAGCCCATAGCGTCGTGATCGAAGACGATTTGGGTAATCCAATTTTTGTCGCTACGCACCTTGTAGACGGCATTTTGTACTCGGCAGTTGGGGATAGTGATTTCAAAACCGTACTCAACATGGTCGGCCTCAACAACGCGCCGACCGTACGAGAACTTGTTCCGCCGAAATGACTTGCCGTGTTAAAAACTACCCTTGGCCAGTTAATGATCAACGAAGCCCTTCCGGACGACATGCGTGATTACGAACGCGTGTTGGACAAGAAGGCTATGGGCGCGTTGGCCACCGATCTAGCAAAAAAATACCCTGACCGGTACCGCGAGGTGATGAAGAAGATTCACGATGTTTCCCGCGACGTGGCGTACACCACGGGTGGGTTGTCGATGGGGCTGAAAGACATTCGGCCGACGTTTGCGAGCCGCCACGCGCAAATCAAAGTCCGCAAAGAACTGCGTCAAATTCTTGCGGACACTAACCTCTCGGACAAAGAGCGCGAGTTAAAAATTCTGAAACTTGCGGCTGAAACGCAGCAGAAACTTGTTGAAGACGTGTTTAACGAGGCTCGCGACGCCAACAACCCGCTTGCGCACCAAGTGCTGGCCGGCGCCACGGGCAACAAGTTTATGTTGAACTCGCTGATTGGCGCTGACATGCAATATGTCGACCATCGTGATAACCCAATCCCGCTGCCGGTGCTGCGGAGTTACAGTCGCGGCTTGACGCCGGCTGAATACTTCGCGGCATCGTTCGGTACGCGTAAGGGCGTGATTGACGTGAAGACCGCCACCGCTGACGCCGGTTTTTATGGCAAGCAACTTACGCAGATGGCGCACCGCCTCCTTGTCACCGCGGATGACGACGATGACGAAGCGCGGCTGGTAACGGCGCACAACCGCGGCCTGCCGTCCGACGTTGACGACCCGGATAACGAAGGGTCGTTTTTGGCGCGACCTGTCGGCCCGTACAAGCGCAACACGGTACTCACGCCCAAAATTCTCAAAGACATCAAGGCGATGGGCGTTAAAGATATTTTAGTGCGCAGTCCGCTGGTCGGCGGTCCGGAGGATGGCGGCGTATACGCGAAAGACGTCGGCTATCGCGAAAAGGGCCGCGTGCCACCCGTTGGTGATTACGTCGGCATTGCGGCTGCGCAAGCGCTGTCTGAGCCGGTGTCGCAGTCGCAGTTGTCGTCGAAGCACTCGGGTGGCGTAGGCGGGGCAAAGTCGATTGGCGGCTTCAAGGCTATTAACGCGCTTGTGCAAGTTCCACGACGTTACCCCGACGGCGCTACGCACACGCAGCGCGAAGGCCGCGTGCAAGAAATTCGCCCAGCCGCGCAGGGCGGCTTTTACGTCACCGTTGACGGTGAAGATCACTACGTCCCGGCAGACCGACAAGTGAGCGTCAAGAAAGGCGACGCACTGGAAGCCGGCGACGTACTGTCAGACGGCATGCCCAACCCCGCCGAGATTGTTAAACACAAAGGCGTCGGTGAAGGGCGTAAGTACTTCGTGCAAGCCATGCGGCAAGTGCTTGGTAATTCCGGCATCACAGCCCACCGGCGTAACATCGAACTAGTGGCGCGCGGGCTGATCAACCACGTCAGGCTGAACGACGAATACGGCGACTACGCCCCAGACGACGTTATTCCATATTCAATGCTGGAACGGTCGTGGAAGCCGCGTTCGGGCGCTGTGGCATCTGCGCCGAATACGCTTATGAATCATTATCTGGAAGAACCGGTCTTGCACTATTCGATCGGCACAAAAATAACTAAAAGCGTCGCGGACAACTTGAAAAAGTACGGCATAAACAATATTCAGGCCCATAAAGAGCCGCCGCCCTTCGAGTCCGAGATGGTGCGCGGCATGGCCAACATTTCAAACGATCCTGACTGGATGACGCGTATGCTGGGGTCGTATCAAGAACGTGGATTTTTAAACAGTGTTCACCGCGGGTTGAAGAGCGATACCGAAGGTAGCAGTTACGTGCCTGCGCTCGCGCGGGGCGAGCAATTTGGCGTTTCTGGCGCGACAAGTGGGTGGAAAACTGAATCTAACCCCCAAAAAGCCTTTCAAACCCCCGCAAGTCCGCTAGGCTCCGAGCCAAGAACACTGTAAATTAGTAGAGTTGTTAGTTTATTGTCTGCCGCATGGAGGTGGCGCCTGTGTACAACAAAAAGACTAAAGAAGCATCGTGGAAGCATTGGTTAAACGTCGTCCGGTCCTATGACCGTACCCAGACCAAGGTTGCCGAAATCGGCGGCCGAGGCGACGACATGGCGTTTGAGCAGGCGTTTTCAAACCTCGCTCACGCCTATCTCCGCGATGGCGCGCCCAAGTTAATGGATCACGAGATCGGGTTCCAACTCCTCGACCGAAACCGAGAAAACACCAAGGCTGTTGGCGTTTTTGCGTTTAAGGTTGGGTCGATGTGGTTGTACGCGCCCGTATTCTTCCTCAACGGCGACCTCAAGGGGCACGAACTCCTGTATATCAAGAATCAGGACATGTTCGTGCCGCTCAAGGAAAACTGGGTCAATTACCTCATTAATCGCAAGCCCAGCATTCTCGGCAGCGGTATCGACAAGAACCTGACGCAGTTTGGCCAGCGCCAACCCGATTTTACGCAGTTGTCACGGTCTCCGGCCAAGTTCGGTTCGGCGCAGCCCACGCTCAAGGAAATGATGACCGCCGTGCTGCCGACACTGGCGAAGACGGCAACCATGAACACCAAATTGGCTTTTGAAGAGTTGGGCCACAAGTTAAATCTCAAGGCGTTTCTGAAGCAAGCCGGCATGGAGACTATTGCCGCGCTTGTTAAAACCTGCCAGTTTGCACCACACCTCGCCGAGGCGATCGACGAGTTTCACGGTTTAGATATTATTAGCGAGGCAATCGGTACGGCGAAGGCCCGTGAGGCCGCCGCGAACCACAAGGTCGCGAGCGTGTTGTCCGAAGCGCCCGAAAAACCCAAGGCTATGGCCACGCTGAAGGTCATCACGTACGACGCGACGATGCAGACGGCGCTCCCGCCGGGCTACACCGAAGAGGACCAAGAAAAGTTGCTGCGCGACGGGATTCTGATCAAAGACATCCGCGACCGCGACAACGTGTCTGTCCCCTACAACATTCAGGTCGAGAAGAAGTTATTCAATCCGACCGAAAGCGGCCTGTACATGGTGCTCGTCAAGCCGGGCGACGTGGAAAAGTGCTATATCGCTGTCTACCCGATGGGGCCGAGCAAGCGCAGCGACTTTGTCACCGTCGTCCGCACGGAAGGCAAGCCGGAGTGGATCAACACCCGCGCCGACCACGTGTTCTGTCTGAGCCGTGTTGAAGGCGACGAGTTTGATTCGTGGTACAACGGCCTTTCCGACGCCAACAGTGTGTCGAAGAGCGGCCGTTACATGGCGATTCACAAGAACGGCGACACGACTGTCCCGTTCCGCGTTATTCGCGAATACGGCGAGACTGAGTTTGGCGGCAACGCTTACGAAGTCCACATGGAAGACCATTCCAAATTCCCGCCCAAGGGTTCAATCTCTCCCTGCTGCTACACCGACCCGCTGAACTACGACAAGTACCGCGACGGCGTGCGCATTCACCTGAACGGAAAGGGAGGCTCGAAACTTCGCTTCAGCATGGGCGACATCTTTGTGCCCGAAGGGTACAAGTTGTTGAAGTGCGCGCCGGGCGAAGACGACGCCGAAACGGCTGACGGGCAAGACGCTTGCGGCTGCGGCGAAAGCGCCAATCCGCCGCTGATGCCGGGCAACCTTGCTGACGCGCAACTCTCGCTGATGCAGAAACTCGGCAGCGTGACGATTTATCACAACGGCACGGCAGTCGAGATTCACAGTCCGAAGAAGCAACTCATTGAAAAAGAGTTGTCGGAAAAGAATGCTTTGGCGTCGCTTGTTGCACGTCATGGCCTGCGTGAAGACGCAGCCCGCACGTTACTGGCCAACGCCAAAGCCCGCCGCAAGTTTGCGTGCCACATCAAGTACGCCGACCCGTACGGCAGCCCGATGATGATTAACAACGCGCCCAGCGCGCCGGCTGATCCCGGCCCGGTCATGGGCGGCGAAACCATTATGGGCACCAGCGTTCCGACACAACTCGGCATCGACGTCGGCGCGCCGGTTCCCGGCATGTCCGCAAGCCAGACTGACCGCAGCGTTTACAATCCGAACACGCAATTGGATCAGAAGTCGATCCAGCACGTGCTCGGTGCGGCGCAGAGCGGTCAGCGCGAGGTATTCGACACCGCCATGATCGGCACGATGTTGCGCGCCGTGCGCGACGATGGTCTCGTTGACCGGTACATGGGCGAACTGACCAAGGGCCTCGACAAGTTGGGCCGCATCCTGTTCATGTTCTACTGGCACGGCGACCGGTTTGCCGATCGTTACGGCAAAGCCGACATGCCGGAACTGGAAGACTCGCTCCGCAACGCGTTTGAAATGTTGGGCGACGTAATTCTGTTCCTCAAGCAAAAGACAATTGAACCGTATCCGGAAGAGGAAGCGCAAGACGTTGATCTCGCCGCTACCGCTGGAGCCTCGTAATAGGTGAAAATATGGCAAGTACGATTTGGTCTGGAACGACATCTTTCACGGCTGTTAGCGGGCAAGAAACCGTAATCCCGGTGCGCGCGCCGCACCGCGGTATTTTGCGCGGCTATTCGCTTGTGCAGGTAACCGGCGACGACGACAAGTTCGACGCCGACTTGTACTCTAGCAACCAAGAAACAGAGCCGAACGCGTCACTGCCGGCTGAGGCATTTCACGTGTTAAGCCTCGCCGATTTCGCCGACGTAGTCGTTGACCCTGACGTTGTGGCAATCGCTGAAAATACTAACGTCAATGTGGCGTACTTAAACCGCGACGGAACACCGTCTGTGCCGCAGCGTTTTTTATATCTGTGGATTAAACCGAACGGCTCGGGAAGCAAAAATTTTGTGCTGACGGTTACTGTTGAGACGCCGATGCTGCGGTAACTTTAACAAGGTGCAACGATGTCTGAAGAAACCCCAGACCCGACACGTGTGTTCCGGGCGCTTCACTTTCCGAACCGTCGCCGCGAGGTTGTCAGCGAAGTAGACCCGACGCCAATTAACGTGCAGCCGGGCGAGATACTGTACGACGTAGAAGAAAACAAACTGTACGCCGGTCTTGAAGACACAACTGCTGTGCAGGTTGGCGGCGCGGATAACAACTACGTAGAGAGCGACATTACTGGACTTACAGGCGGGACAGTTCTTACAAACATCGTCAAAATTACTCAAGCCGGGTACAACGCGCTGGCGACTAAAGACCCGGCAACTGTGTACTACATTGTTGCCGAGTAATCGCTATGCCAAGAGTAGACAGCGATACATACATAGGCAGCGCTAATATCACGTCTATCAAAATAGGCGATGACGATGTTGAA